TAATCTCTTGATATTTACTCATCTTAACCCAACTTCTTTCCTTGATTTAATGTTTCAGTAAAGTATTTCATATCATCATCTGTTGCAAGTCGATATTCTACAATTGTATTATCACCTTTTAATTTGTGGAAGTTAACACCTTGTGTATTCTTTTTATTCTTATTCGCTACACAACTTGTGTTGCGAACAACTGCCTTACCATCTGAAGTAATAGACATCAAATTAATATCTTCTGTCAAAGGATATACAAAGACTAAATCTTTACTTGCTACTGCTTTAGTTAGCTTGGTTCGATTAGACTTAGTTCTATATGATTCTACATCCACTTTAGCAACTTTACCATCTGCAAATCCAAACAGAATATGTTTAACATCTTGTCCAAGTGGCACAACACCTGTAACAGTTTCATCACCACTGATAATATTCTGTGCATAAGTACCTAGGTCGCTCAACTTGCAATCAGTTAAGTTAGTATTTAAAACTTTATAAGCATTGTATTGATCCGTAAAGAGTAATGTTTCCTCACTATTCACCGATTCTACTTCATGAGCAATGAAGTCACCCTCTTTGAGTTTATGTTCTCCATTACCTCTCAATGAGGTTAAAGGTACTTTCTTAATGTACAAATCATTTGTGACATAAACCTTGACATTGTAATCATTTACAACGGTCTTAGCTGTACTACCTTGATAAGTTTCAAAGACATCTACAATCTCTGTTTGTCGTGGAATATAAAACTTGTCAACAACCTCATCTAAACCCTTCATAATCTCCTTGGCAATGAGTTTTTTGCTGTTTAAAATCTTAGTTTTATCATCCAACTTTTCTTCAAGTCCCTCAATTTTAGCTACCATTTTAGCCATATACGTGCGATTTAGCTGACTTAAGGGACGATTAATGATAAATGTTGCCTGCTCCTCGTTAAACGCAAAGGAAGCCATGATTTTGCCCAATAATTTTGACTCATCTGATTTTTTGATGAGGTCTGTAATCTCATCAATGATTCCGTGAGCCTTTCTCATACCATAAAGCAAATTCAACTCTTTTTCAATTTCTTCAATCTCAAATTGTAAAATGTGTTGAATAGTCTTAGCACGAAAGGCAATCCACTCTTTGAGCACATCATCTGTACCATATTGTTTAGGACAATTATCTTTATCTAAAACATATAAGTTGACAGGGAAAGTTTTTTCTAATTCTGTTTTAGCATAGAGAAACTTCATCAAATCATCTTTGTCTACATACTTCTTACAAGTAATCTTTAAGTCGAAACCGTCAACACCGCAATCGTCATTGACATACACGATACCACCGACTTCTTTCTTGTTGACTAAATCAATAATGCGATTGATAATACTTTCAACTTTTGCACCGTATGGTAATGATCTTACATGAATATCATTTCCATCCACGGTGTAGGTTGCTCTTAATTTATAAGACCCTCTACCGCTAGTCTTTACCGATTCTGCTACTGCTTCATCACGTAAAACTAATCCACCTGTTGCAAAAGTAGGGTACATCAATTCAGTGGGTTTGTTGTGAAGAATATTCTTCACATTATTTACAATATCTTTCAAGTCAAAAGAAGGGATATTTGTGGCGATACCACTAGCAATACCCTTATTTGCATTGGCTAGAATTAGTGGAAATTGTGCTGGTAATACAATTGGCTCTACTGTTTTTTCATCATAGGTTGGTGTAAACTTCACTGCATTCTGCTTTAAACCATATGTTAAGTAGTTGGAAATCTCTGCCAATCGACATTCTAAATACCGTGCACTACCACCGTTATCTTCATTACTTGTAATAGTTCCGTATGCACCTTGACCGTCAACCAATTTATATACAACACTATCATTACCAAGACGCTTCAATGCTTCTTCAACTGAAGAATCACCGTGAGGTGTATATGCCATAACACCACCAACTGCATTGATATTCTTCACACGATATTTATTATGTAATAATCCATTTTTAAACATGGAATAAATAATTCTACGTTGTGAAACCTTCAAACCATCTGTCAATGAAGGGATTGCACGGTCAGTGATTGTATATCTACTGAAACTGACCGCTTTCTCTTCAATTAAACTTTTTAATTCTTCTTTTTTCTGCATCATACTCTCCTCTATACAATCTCAATTGATTCAAAAGTGGATAGAATATATTCTTTACGTGGTTCTACATCTTTACCCATGAACAAATTAAGTAATTCAATTGATTCACGTTCGTCATCAACCCTAATTTCAATAGTATTGTTATGTTCTCTAGACATTGCCATTGCAATACCTTCTGGTGATAACTCCGCTAAACCCTTGATATAACCAATTTCATACTTGGTATTTTTGAGTTCTTTCTTGACTTTTTCAAGGTCTTTATCGGTCATTGCATAGCGTACATCTGATAAAGTTTTTACCATATATTTAGGTGTAACACCTAATTTAACACGACCTTCACGAATTAATGTAGGTGATAATCTCCAAAACATTGCTAATAGCAATGGTAGAATGGATCCAACTCCATCCTCATCAGCATCCACATAAATCTCAATATTTGGAAAGTTTAATTTACTAATGTCAAAGGTATGAGTCTTACTTCCCACTTTACCAACTTCCATACCACAACCCAATACTTTATAAATATTGACAATTACTTCATTTCTGAAAATCTCATCAATACTTGCCTTAAAGCAATTCAATACTTTACCACGAATAGGAAAAATAGCATGATACTTAGTTCGACCAATACGCAAGCTAGACAAGGCAGACTTACCTTCACAAATTGCTAATACGTGTTTGTCTTTTTCTTCACGGTCAGCACAATTGATAAACCCATCAACACGCAAACTAGCACTCATTGAAGTAATATCTGCTTGAAGTTTCTTCTGGACATTAACTCTTGTTTTTTCTGCTTTCTCTCTTGCACGTTTATTAACTAATACTTGTTGGCAGATAGCCATAGCATAGTCTTGGTTTTCTACCAAGAAAATAGTTAAGTTCTCTTTCAACAACTCTGTTAACTTATCCTTAACAAATTTGTTTGTGATAGCAAACTTAGTTTGGTTCTTATAAGACACTGCGGTTGAGTAAGTATTGGTAACAACAATCAAACTGTCTTGAACATCATCAAACGACAACTTCTCTTCATTCTTATTATACAATCCAAATTCAGTAATCTTATTATGTAAAACTGCTGTAAATGCTTGTTTTACTGCATCATACGGTGCTCCACCATCCTTCAAATATGAAGAGTTGTGGAAGTTTTCAATACGTGCGTGTTTATTGTTAAAAGTATAAGCAAATTCATATTTTGAGCGATATTCTGGTTTCAACTCTGCATCACGACCGATAAATTCACTGCTCTGATAATGCACTTGAGGAGTAATTCCATCAATATTAAGAGTTTCCATATAGTCTTGAATACCATTCTCAAAACAGAATGTTTCTTCTTTACCTTTATAATTCAATGTAAGTGTTAAACCTGCATTGACAATTGCTTGTTCTTTAAGGTAATTAGTAAACCAATCATGAGGAAAATCATTTTCATCAAACACTGTCAAATCTGGAATCCAAGAAACAGTTGTAGAAGTTTGTTCTACATTTGTCTTATTCTTCTTGACTTCTTCATATAATGGTAAGCCTTCCTTCCACTCCATGACATATTCATAGCCATCACGAATAGAAACTACTCTAGCATAAGATGATGAAAGAATGCTTAGTGCGGCCCCAATACCATTTAAGCCAATAGCATAGTCATAGCCTGTACCCTCTTTTTCTTGTACAGACCCTTTACCACCTGCATTTAATTCCATAAAGATTAATTCATAGTTGTAGGCTTGTTCATTTTCGTTCCAATCCATTGGAACACCTCTACCATTATCACGAACAGTAATCATGCCATCTTTATCATATGATACATGAACAATCTTGCCATGACCTGCTTTGAATTCATCAATAGCATTTGATACAATCTCATGAACAGTGTGGAATGCACCACGCTTGTCTGAACCGCCTGCATAGTTAAACACGTTGGCTCTAACCGCTTCGTGATGAGATTTTCGTCTAATGCTTTCGTTTCCGTAACTCATAACATTCTCCTTTTCATTAGTATAATAGAATTATATCACAAATATTTACTTTTGTCAATAGAAAAAGAAGGGTTTTGACACCCTTCTTGGTTATTTATTGGATTTGACTGTTAATCAAATAAAGGAAATGTAACTAACAGAAAACAAAAAAGAAAAAGAGAAACAAAGGAAGAACTTGTCAAATCCAATACTAGAAATATCAAAAATAAGATTGCAATACAATGGTAAGCACACCCATTAGGCGGTTTGCAATCTGTGGACGCAAAGGTCTGCAAATCATACTTTTACCACCTATAAAGTATGACCCAGTAAATGTTGTGAGCGAATGGGGCTATACCCCCGAATAAACGCAAACTTACTAGTCCCTAGGACACTATCTCAAAAGACTCACAACATGATTTGCTAACAAAACTTCACTTTGTTAGCATTAATAGAGATTTTGTTAGGATCTCTCAAACCTACAAGGACACTAGGACTCGAACCTAGAACAATTGGGTTGGAGCCAATTATTTTGCCAATTAAACTATATCCTTAGCACCACTAAGATGTATGGAATTAATCCACAAATATCGCAGTTGTTGAAATTTAATTTCATCGTTAGTGATAACATCTTAGAGTTAAGCAATCCACTGGAATAAGAGTAGCGGTTTGCTATTAATTCATATCTTTTGAGCAGGCTTATTCCAATCCCGACATAGGTGATATGATGACCTTACACTTCCACTAGGAATCGAACCTAGATACATAGCTTAGAAGGCTACTGCATTGTCCATTATGCTATGGAAGCATAATTTGATTATATATGTATTATAACATATCTTTCTCTTATTGTCAAGAGATATTTAAAACTTTTTTGAAAAAGTTTAAAGCGTATTGAGGAATCGAACCTCAATGACTAGAACCATCTACGCTCCAACACTGTAACGTTAGTGTCATACGAGATACTTGGATAACCTCCTTATCAGTTTGAATGTTTCAAAGCGGTTATCTCCTTTCTATATGTATATTATATCATAGTATACATATTAAGTCAAGAGAAATATTAGAATTTACCAACAATTTTTCCTGTTGATTTCTCAATTAATGATCCATCTTCAGCAACAGTAATTTCAGTATTTTCTAACATTTCACCATCAGCATTAACATAATAAAGTCTGCCATCTTCACCTGCAACAAATTCTTTAGATGACAACTGACCGTCATCTTTCAAGTGATACCATTTTTCATTAAGTTTATGCCAACCTGTACGCATCCGACCATCTTCATCGAATAAGTACCATTTACCATCTTTTTCAGCCCATTCATTAATATAAATGTAGCCTTTTTCGTTGAATAAGTACCAAGCACTATTGATTTTCTTCCAAGCGTCTTTGACATATTCACCGTTTTCTACATACCACCAACCATACTCATCTTGATGCCAACCTTCAGCATACTTAGCAGATGGAACGGTTACTTCACCCTTCATAATTGCAGAAACTCTTGATTGAACTTCGTTATAGTTATAACCAGCTTTTTCAAGTTGAGTCTTACGGTATTCACCGTTACCCCATTTACCTGCAATAACTTCTCTTGCAATTGCATCGGTGTTAGAGTTTGTAGATGTTGGTGTGTAATCAGCAACAACAGCATCAGTTGGTAAGTAATCTTTTTGAGGAATTGGCTTCTTACCTGTTAAAACATCAGTCCAAAATTGGATTCTTGAAACAAAATAACGTTTCAATAGCATTTGGTTAGCAGATGTGTTAGCAGTACCTTGTCCAACGTGAATATCCCAAGATCTGTGAGGACAGCTTGTAGAAGTGAATTCACGGTGAAGTCTTACAGTGTCAGTATTAACTGGCAGATTGTAATAAAGCAAATCTTCAGCCGCTTGGATAAATACAACCTCTTCATTACGTAAGAATTGATTATAAGATGCAGTTAAGGATTGGTCTACTTCAAAACCAATTAGATAGAAGTTACCAAAGTTACCATTGTTGTAATCACCTGCGTGATAAGCCCAATCAGTAGTTGGAACCGCTCTAAGCATACAAGCAGTATCACCATAATAGTGAGCATAACCTAATTCTGGATTAGGAATTCTTGCACTAGATAACCATGATTTATAACCAAAGCCATTAGCAGATCCATAGTCATTATGGATAATTACCCCTTTAGGATTAGCCCCTCTTCTACCAGCAGTGCCAGGCACTCCAGAGAAACCATCCCAATTGACTGTTTGTGTACCGTAAACTTGCTTCATAACAGATTCAGCAGATAGTACCATAAATTAGCCCCTTTCATATTTAGGATAATTATATTATATCACGAATAAATATAAAAAGCTAATTTTATAGTACTAAATTTTTGACTTGCACCCTATCATGCTTTATTTCGCCAAAAAAAGGGCATTTAAGCCCTTCTACTTAGTTTTTGATTTTTTGTCTTTGCTTTTCTTTTCTGCAAGGTCACGTTTGAGTTGTTCAGCCTGTTTTTTGCCATCTACCTCAATACGGTTGATTGCTTTAGCCCAAGCTTTCTGTGTTTTCTTATCAAAAATCGACATCTTAAATTCTCCTTTAACCCTCTAAAATTGGATAATGAACACCATCTACAATGACTGATACTACTGCACCACTTTCACTTTCGTGTTCATAACCAATGTAAAACTCTACTTCACAAATTTTGTATTCACCATTGTATAGGTTCATAGTAGTGTACGCTTCATGATCATAGTAGCCATGAGGAACGCTATCAGCAAAATCTTCAAACACAACATCTGTTATATTTACAAATACATCACATTGTGTCAAGTCAAAAGTTGCCACCGCATTTTCATGACCTTCACTTTTTCCAAATTCTACTCTAGTTTCATCATCAAGAATGAGATAGCCTTTCCCAAACCCAATAATGAAGCGGTTTTGAAACAGGTAGAACAAATCATCTCTATCCCCATAGTTTGGATTGCGTAAATGACATTTCATATCCTTTGCCATTAGACTTCTTCCTTTCATTCATTATGGTATAATTATACCATATAAATCATTGATTGTCAATGGTTTTAAACGATTTTATATGTAATCTTCTTACCAAAAATCTTGTCTAATTTGAAAGTTTTTTTCAAGTCCTTCAACGTGTGTTTAATTCCATCTTTCTCAAATACCTCACCGTCAATCATGAAAATAAATCCATTCTCTGCGGTGGTCTTGAATGCTTTAGTGAAGGTGAATCCAATACCTTGGACCGCATAGTTTAGCCCAAGGTACTCTCCTTTTTCATTAACCAACTGTACTAGTACAGCCCCATCTTTTCGACTGTACTGCAACCCATTGTGTTTAAATTCAGTTTGTAATAAGTGCATCTCAACTCTCCTTATGAATATCCTCAATAATAATTTGATTGGTAATGGTGGTAACTTTGGTCTTGAAATTATAGAATACATTAATGTTAGGTGTACCAATGACTGAAACCTCATCAAATGTATCAACATCATCATACCATGATTCACTCACTTTGAATTTGATTAACACTAATTCATTGTCAAGAGTGAATTTAACTGTTTCTTTGGTTTGACCTAGTACTGCACGATCTTCCACGACATTTTGACGAACTAATACTTTAACCTCTGGGAACCCATTACCAGTAATCTTATTGATATTTTGAATTTCAGCAAAATCAATACCAATCTCTTCATGTGGTACAATCTCAATATCATAAATCAATTCAGTCATGGTTTGCTTATCTAAATCAATATTCTCATTGAAATGTTTAATCACTTCATCTAACTTGTCTTTAGGAAACTCAATACCGTGTGACTGTTCGTGACCCTTGGTAACAACATAATCCAATTCAGATAGAATAGTACGTGTCTTAATATCGCCATAGGATCTACCACTGCCCATGTATAAATCACCGCAATCTCTCACAACGAAACATGGTCTTTGGAATTCTTGTGCTAAGTTTTGTGCTACAATACCGCTATACCCTTTTGGAGCATCATTATCTACCACAATTAACACTTTGTTTGACAAATCAGCTTCCGCTTTATATTTATCAACTAATTCTTGTCGCACTTCACGTTGTTTCTTATTGAGTTTGTCCATAGCTAATCGTAAAGGTTTAGCATCTTTATCATCTTCAACTAAGAAAATTTCAATTGCCAACTCAATTTGACCCATACGTGATGCACCGTTTAAGAGTGGAGCAACACTAAACCCAATATCTTTTGTACAATAATAATCTACATTTACCTTCGCACCCTTGAGAATACGTGTTAAACCAATGTTTTTAACATTCAACAATCCTTCAGATACATAATATCTATTCTCTAATGAAGCCATATTCATGACATCACCTACAAGACCAACTGCCACAAGGTCTAAGAATTGAGTTGCCAATTCCAATTCATAGGCATCATCCAAGGCTCTGATAAACTTATACACAACACCTGCACCACTCAAATCTTTGTTTTCGTAAGTGTCACCGCTTTGGTGTGGATTGACAAGTGTAACCTCTTCAAACTCATTGAGTTTAGTTTCAGCTTCTTCATCTTCAAATTGGTGGTGATCAAGAATGATAATTTTCAAATCTTCATTCATTTCCAACACTTCTTCAATACCTTTAATATCACTTGAAGAACTATCAACAATGATTAGTAAATCAGCATCAGAGATAAGTTGTCTATTCTTTTCATTCAATTCTTTTCTAGCTTCATCTGCAACATCTTGTTTGATTTGTGTTGAGATACCATGCCCATCTTCACGTTGTGAATAAGTGTACGATACATTAAATTCAGCACCATAATGTTTAGCAAATTCACGTAAATAGTTGTGCATAACCGCCAATGAGGTGATGCCGTCTGCATCTGGATCTCCTGCAATAACAATATTACAACCATTGAAAATCGTTGTCTTGAATACTTCAACTGCCTTTTCAATATTCTTCAATCCTTGCCATGGTAACTCATTGGTAATATCGGGCATTAAAAAATTATCAATCTCATCTTCATCATACCCTCTAATTTTCATAATCTTGTCTAAAACAGAATCATTTTTGCGTGGCTTAATAATTGCTGTCCGTGGCTTCCAAATATATCCCATAAATTAATCCCTTTCAATTTCAAATTGACACTCTCTATATAACTTCTTCCAAACCTTGATACCTTCATCAATTGGTGCAGATTTTTCAGACAACAACTCTTCTGTATCATAGATATAAGAAACCTCTCTACCTCTGATTTTCAATCCTGTTTTGTGGATTTCCTCTGGAGTCTTGTCAGAGTCATAAGCTAAAACAAATTTAATATCTAAACCTAGTGATAATAATGTATGCAATTGTACATCAGTAAGGTCTGAAGAACCTAAAGCCACAACATTGTAAATACCATGCTCATAGAATTTCATACATGATTTTTCACCTTCAACAATGATTACTTCTTTTTGTTTCTTAATGTGTGGTTCAGCAATCCATAAATTGAATAACTCATAAGACTGATTGCACTTGAATAGAAACATATATTTAGAATTACTCTCATTGTCGTGGAAAATTCTCCCTTTTACTCCTACCAACTGCCCAAAACGATTACGTAAAGGCACGGTAATTCGACCTGTCATGAGGTCAAATCCTATGTCATATTTACGTTGTGTGACTTCAGAAATTCCTTCATTAGCCCATAATACATTTCCTTTTTGTATGAAATTATTAGTCAAGACACTCTCATTAATAATCTTATTAACTCTAACTCTGCGTACAATGTTCGTATGTTTTGATTTTAATTTCTGTAAAAATCTGCGTTTGTCATTCTTAAAACCCTTAGATGACTCTTTGATTTCCCAACCAAATAAGTCACAAATATAGTCTTTAGCATTGACAATATCATGTTGTAAGGCATCAGTATCAATATCAAAATAAATGAATGAAACAAGATTGAAAATGTCACCTTCAAAATCCGAACGATTACGTATTTTGCAAGACAAATTCTTCGTGTTTTTAACCTGCACTGCACGTTTATTATCTGATGCAAATTTATCTGGTAATTGTGCCACAATCAAGCGTCCTTGTTGTTCGACTCTCACATTCTGACATCCAATACCTTCTAATAAATCCTCAATCTTACCTTCATCATAAATTCTTTCTTTAACTACTGACAATTCACTCATGATCCACCTCTAGAATGAACGGTGAATTTTGGCATAACCAATTTCATAGAATGAGTTATAGTTAAAGTTTGGCTGTAATATAATACAGTCTTGACCTGTATCAGTGTTTGCCCCTTGTCTGTTCTTAGGAATGAACAATACATAGTAGGTCTTATCTTCATCTAATGTAACGATTTCTTTTGTAGGTTGTTTCCCAAGTCCTCTGACCCATCTATAAACTTCCAATTTATCATATTCATCTGCAAAAAATGGTCTAAACATTAGTAAGGTACTAGCTTCATTCTTCATAGCTTTACCTTCACCAATTGCATCAAAACTCAAGAACTTGTGACTTACATAAGCATCAGCTAATTGAATTGATAGGACTGTTCTAAGATTGAAACCGCCTGCTTCAGCCCTAGTCATCTTATAAATCTCTTTTGTAGATTCAACAAATGCTTCCCAACGTGTATTTTCTCTATATCCATCGGGCACTTTGTGAGTATCAACAATCAAATTAACATACCCTTGAGTTGCATAGAATCGGATAATGTCTTTTAATTCAGTAATTTTATATTGTTCCATATAAACTACTTTAATCTTAGACTCATCACCGTCAGTCAATTCTTTGTACTTCTCCCAACCTTTAATCAATAACTCTCTTTCGTCCTCACTTAAAGATTGCGGTGATAACATTTTCTTACGTGAGAAGCCCTTGGCATCAATAGCTTGTAACTCTTCTTTCATTTCATGATTTAGAATCGAAAGAATCAAACGATTTCTAAATGCCTTGGCAGGCTCTTCATTCAATACAATCAAGGTCTTGTCACCCGATTTTAACATTGACATTAGGATCTTATCAATGATAAATGAGGATTTACCAGAGTTACCAAAACCACCTACAATTGTAACTTCACCTCTAGGAATGCCCTGTACTACATTGTTTAAGTAGTATGAGGAATAGAATGGTAACAACTCTGAATTGTCACTCTCCAGGTCTTGTAGGAATTGTTCGCCATCGACATATAAATCTTCAGTTGCATAGCTTTTACCTAGGTTTAATGTTGCAAGACTTGATTTTGCTTGCCAATAGGCGGTCAATTCATCAACTGTCATATCCTTGAAGCTGTATTTTTCAGTATCAGTAACCACCTTCTCACCATACAATTCAAATAAATTGATAATCAATCTATTTTTCATTAGTTTTTCAAAGTACAATTCAGCATTCATTTCCCCTGCTTGTACAATCGACATCAAATCGGTTAGGACTTCCCAACCGCCATTCTTTTCAAAATCCTTTTCAATACCCTTTTCTTCTAAAAAGATATTAACAGTAATATCATCTAGTTGTTTCGCCCCATCTTCAATGATACGCTTGCCCAATTGGAACATGAATGCCCAATTCTTATGTAAAAAGTCTTTATAATTAATCTTTTCAGCATACTCATAGTACTTAACAATGTTAGACCATAGAATGCCTACTAAATATGCTTCACTAGCTTCTGCTAATGATTTGATCTGATCAATCTCTGGATGCGTTACCTTATCCTTTTTTCGTTTTGCTACCAATCCATTTCACCGTCCACTTCTTCCTCTACATCAAGGAATTTACTTACGTCAGTTGTTTTTGAAACAGTCTTATCTTCATGAGTCTTGTACACCGTGGTATCTTTCGACACTCTAGATCTACGTTTCTCTGATGATTTTTCATTTCTCATTCTTTTTAAAGTCTTAGGTAAATAGTTTAGTAATACAATTAAGATATATTTAAACTCACCTGCCACATCTTGAAACCCTTTATCACGTTGAATCTTTCTGATGCGTTCGCTCTGCTCTTTGTAACACTGCTTGATCACTTCATAAGGAACTCCATTAACCAACCTCTTAGTTAGTTTAGTATTGTCAAAGGGTTTTCTACCTGCGTTTAAATTTCTAAAGGCTGTATAAAGCAATTTAGGAATCATATTTTTATTAATATCATGAATCTCTGCCACATATTCAACTAATTGGTTTAATTCACGTTCTGATTGTAAATATTCCTTATATTCCTTTTCAACCTCGACTAAACAATGATTGTGGATGAATCGTTTAGGATATTTCTTATGAAATCCATAATTGTCATCTTCAATATATTTCTCACAATGAGGACATTTTCTCTTTGCCAAAGGTAACACTCCTTTCACATACAATTATAACATAAGACTGCCAATTCGTCAATAGAAAAAGAACCCCAAAATGAGGTTCTTTTCAACTTTATTTGTCTAATTATTCTTCGTCATCTTCTTCGTCATCGTATTCCTCATCATCATAATCTTCATCATGATCTTCGGCATCTTCTTCTAATTCTTCAAGAATTTTCTTCAATTCTTCTAAATTATCAGACTTACGATAATCAAGAATACCTAAACGCTCTTTGAAGGTCTTGCCAATTTCCTTCTTCTCATCCTTATCCATGTCAGAAATGATGTCGGCTAACTCTTGTTTAACCTCTTTCAATTCTTCTTCATGTTCAGAATCAACCTCTTCAACAACCTCTTGCTTTTTAACAACTGGTTTTGCTTTAGGTTTTTCTTCTGTTGTGGAAGGTTTGGATGGAATTTGTTCAATCAATTTAGCTTGATCAAGGATTGCTTTTTTGATTGTTTCTAAGAATAATTCTACATCATATGGAATTGTTTCTGGAATTTCAGTAATCCGTCCACCTGCTTCTGTTGTACCATCACCACGGAAGCGGATAATACGATTTTCAACAATCTTGTTGCTCTTCTTACCCTTTTTCTTCTTATCCTTCTTGGATCGTTTTGATTTTTTGCCTTCAGTTTCTTCTGATTCTTCAGTTTCATCTTCAGCATTTTGTTTCAATTCTGACTCACGTACACTCTCAACATCAATGAAAATGAGGAAGTCGGATGAATTTTTAACATAATCACCTGCACGACTTGAAACAGACATTGTAGTTTTTTCGTACTCTAAACCAGACTTTTCTTTAACAGTGCGGTCTTTGTCATGAGTAATGAAGAATAGTCCAAATCCTGCACGTTCCAAACGTGACATTTGTTCAGAAAATTCAGTTTCTAATAAGTCGTATGCCTTACCAAATGGAATATCTGATAGCTGTTCATACTTCTTACCATCTTTACGACCTTGTTTGCGTAAAATGTATTCAGTACACCATTTCCCTGCAATATCAACTGTATCAATTGCAATGTATTGAAAACCTTCATTGTCATCTTCAAGCATATCTACAACTTCTACAAAATGTGCCCAATCTTCAATGTCAATGACATTAATTCCAGGCAACATATTATAACCACGTTCAAACGCTAATAACAGACCTGTATCAATACCGCCTTCACGTTTTAAAATTTCATAGAACAATGAAGTATTATGTGTAGGAATATAATCATCCAATAAGAATAATTTATCCTCTGCATCTACCTTGAAACATACCATTTCTTGAACATCTTCTAAATCTTCAATTTGTGCAATGGCTTGTGGTTGTACCAAGAATGATTTTGCATCGGGATATTTGTTTAATAACTCTTTATGTTTGTAAGTAGTTACTACAAATCTGTTAGGAACAAAGTCAATATATTGTGTGAATTGACCTTCTACTTGTTCAATATAGTATGAAGCATTAAATCCTAATGACAACATAACTGATTGAATTTGCCATGGGATATCTTGGTATTTAGTTTTAAATTCTAAATAATGTCCAAATAATACTGTTCCATCTAAGTGATCAAAGAACAAATGACCTACTGATGCAAAGAATCCTTCAACTAATTGTAAACGTGTATCATAACTACCATATACATAATCATCTGATAATTGATCTGCTGTCAACAATTCTTCTAACAATTCTAAGGTGGAATCTTCTTGAATAGTAAACTTATACATATCATTATCTAATTTTGGTGTAATAAATAAGGTGTGTTCCAAACGATCAAGAATATCTTTTTCATTTGTTTTCAAAACTAAAGTATTGTTTTCTAGTTTTGCTCCTAAACCTAATAATACACCTACAACCCACGCATTCAAAGCTGGCAATGGTCTTTTATCAAAATGAACTACATCTACTTTCGGTAATTCATAACGGTAAGTAGTAAAATTCTCACCTAAAACAACATAATCCTCTAGCATTTCTTTTAGAGTCTTAGATTTCAATTCACCATTCTCTACATATGGAATGATATGTTCATCATTACAAATAAATGAATGACCTTCAGTAGTTGTTACCTCATAGGCTCTTAATTTACCTTGTGGATAAACACCTACTACTTTAGTTGGTTGACCGTTTAAACCAATTAATTCATCACCCTCTTTGATTTCAAAGGCATATTTTAAACCTTGTGGAGTGACTACTTTTGTGGTAATAGGAATTGCTTTACCAGATTTTGGTCTACCTGCAATCGTCATTTTCAACCGTGAAAGGTCTGCTGTGACTTCGTTAACCTTTACGCTATCTCTTAAACCCATTAATTCATTCTCCCTTTTCTCAAAAATACTTTTGTTTTTTAAAACTTCCGCTCACATTTTAGTTTTGTTTTAAAAAACTTCGGCTCACATTAAAGTCAAGGGTTAAGTTACCTTAACCCTCACCCTACAATTTTAGAATGGTAAGTCATCCTCGTCAATGTCGATGATTTCTTCTTCCTCTTCTTTAGGTTTCTTACGATCTGTCAAGCCTTTAGGTTTTTCTTCTTTCTTAACGAATTCACTTTCGTCTTGTGCTTGTTCAATATCTTCTTGAGTATATTTTTCTGATTCAATAGAATCGAAACCTAAAATTACGTTTTCACGAACATAATTCTTGATAGTTTCTTTCTTCTTACCAGCCAAGCCACCAAGCGATGGTGCATCATCTTCAGTTTCTTCAACACGGTTTACCAAGACACCGTGAACCTTACACAATGTACCGTATTTCAATTCTTTGTCCTTGACAATTGCTTGGATCATGCTTTCAGCACCTTCAATATTTTCCTTGATTTCTTTCTCTGTATCAATGAAAATTGAATTGTCTGTTGTAATTGTATATGTAACAGGTGTTGGCTTGCCATTGTAACCAACCGCTAAACCGTAAATATACAATTTACCTTCTTTCTTATCGTACTCGTGATCAGTATAAATGAATTCTGCATCGAACTTTGCACGTTCAACGAATTTCTCATCTTCAAAATCAATCTTTTGTTTAGTCAAGTAAATTGAAGTCGGTTCGTAGTTTGTTTGAGTTACTTCTTCACCTTCACGGTTTACATAAGTTTGCGTTGTAATATTACCACGAATCGTAACATCCATGTCATTTTCTAGCAAACCATCTTCGTAAATATCGTTAATACCATCAATTGTAATAGTACGAATTACATTTACAACTTTACCTTTTTCGTCACGCTCCAACGCAATCGTCAAGTCGAGTGGGAAGAACCCCTCTTCCTCGTACTCTTCCACGTTGTCTGCCCAGTCCTCGTAGTCCACCTTTTTTAATCTGTCCGCTTTGTCCAGTTTTTTATCATTATATAGGTATACTACCTCTTTTTCCAAACCAAATAGTCGCATAAAGATAATTTGATTTGGGGATGTTTTGACACCAAAATTTAAAGATGCCCACTCGACATCTTTATCAGTGACATCCGTTTTGTAATAATTTTCACGATCTGTACCTGTTACTTTACCAGAAACCGTGAAATATGAGCGTGTTTGGGCAAGAATATTCTCTTGCCCTTGTTGTCTATCTTTCTTCTCCTTGTTACGTTTCGATGCTCTAGCCATCTTATAACCCCTTTACTCGCACCTTGTCTAAGGTGTATAATTTTATATTTAATTTTTCGTGGTTGTTATCTACTCTGTTTTTCCATACGGTCACAACCGCATTTTTTTCAAAGCAATATGACAACACGATATTAAAGCCGTCAATATTTTGTGTACCTCTCAATACAACTCTATGTAGATTTTCACCGTTGATACAATCGTTTGTGAATTCAACAATTGTATAGTTTTCAAAAACATTCATAACATCTTTGATTTTGACTTTTCTTTCGACCATTCTTTCTTGTGAATGTCGTGAAAAGATTAATCCACATTCAATCTGATTCATCCTCTTGCTTAGAACTTTACGAATCATTCTGATTTCGTACTTGTCCATCATAGATGAATGTTTCCTTTCTGCTCTCGTATTGTTGGTAATCATAATTGACAACCCTTTTCTTTTGTTCTGACTATATTATAGCACAAAAATTTAAGCGTGTCAAACGATTTTTTTTGATTTAATGAAATTTAATAAAAACCCTATTTTATCGACCAATTTTTCTCTCTCGTCCAAAATTAGGTCTAATTTATGTTGATTTAACGGGCTTTCTAGGAGGTATAAATCAATCAATTTTTCGATACGGTAAAAATCGGCAAAATTTGTACAATTTTCCCATACAATCGAATATATTGATCTACAGACCTCAAAATCAAATTTTTCGGAATTTTTGTCAATTAAACGAAGTATAGAAGCAATTTTTGATTTATCCTCATTTCCGTCAACCTCATTACCCATTAAGGTTGACGGATTATATTCAACTGCTATAATTTGTCTAATTTTTTTATCTGGATCCCCTCTTACCATGAAATAATCTCCTACTTGAAACCCCTTCATAGAATCACCCCTTATTTCCAATTGTAGTAGTCATCTTCCATCATTTCTTTCGCTCGCTTCAATGATTGGATTAGTTTATCAATCTCAAATTCATTCAAGCAATCAATAGTAACTTGTCCATCAGTGATTGATACAACACCATTAGCATTATCATAATAAGCTGTTGGTTCAAATTGATAGCTATATGACTTAGGTTTACCAACAACACTGTTAGTAAATGGTGCTTCCTTAGTCAAGCCTTCATTGATTGGTTTGTGAAGAGTTACTAACAACTCTGAAGCGAATTTAATGGTATTTTCTAATTCATCAAGTACTAAATATTCATTGTCAGTATGTTCGTTATAATAACCTACTGACAAGTTGATTGAATTAATCCCCATGTCATTTGAAATTGTGTAGGCATCTGAAATTCCACCTTCCACGCAAGTAAAATCATAGCCTTTTTGGATTGAAAAACTTTGCAACCATTCACACATTGATTGGTTTGAGAATGTTACACCATATGTACCAACAACAATATCACTGTTCCCTCTGCGGTCAAAAGTGATTGAAAAATCAGCTTGTTGTACAAATTCAAAATCTGATTTGCTTGAGCCTACACAACCAATTTCTTCATCCAAGAAAAACGAAACTAACAATGTACCCTTGAAAGGTAGTGTTTTCTTTACCACAATTTGATCCAACAATTCAAAAATTGCGGTTACACCTGCTCTATCGTCAGCACCAAGAATAGCACGTTTATTTTTTTGGTAAGCGTAAACGATACCGCCTAATTCCTTGATAGTACGATTCTTTTGTGTTCTTGGAACCGTATCAAGGTGGCTATTCAAATGGATTGTGACCCCTTCACCACAATTGAATTGTGCGTGAATATTTCCGTAATAGTCAGTGAAAATGTTATCTGGATTTAGTGAAGCTAAATCACCAAATACCAAAGTTGAAATTTTATGTGTATTACCACTAGGGCTATACACGCTTACATAACGTTTAAATGCGTTTAATAATTCTTTATTTACTTTTGTTTGAGATTGATTGTCTTTGTTCTTTTTCATAATTATCTCTCCTCTTAAAATTAAATGTAAGGGCTAGATTTACTAGCCCTCGCTTACTAGAATACGGTGTACTCGCTGTTATCAGCGGGTTCGTATTCATAAATTTCATGTTCTAACATTGGAACTTTTGGTAGGTTTGCTAGGAATTCTTCAGCTTCCTTTCTTGTTTGAAATTCAGCTACCAACTCAACCTCTCCCCATGGATCCAAAGTCTTGCTTACCACCTTGTATGTTTTCATTTTGATTTTCCCCTTTCATTTCTTTCTATATATATTATAACACGAAAGGGATTGCCTGTCAACACTTTTAGTTAACAAAATTCATTTTTAATCTTCAACCATTGACTATCATTGAATGTAGGAGCACCATAACCCCTATCATCAATATAAATACTTGCACCAATTTTAATGCCTTGCGACTCATAGCGACTTAGCATATAATCAGCATGAGCATTGATTTTTACCTTTTCAGTGTTTAAACCGTGTTGTTTTAGGTGTACTATAACAGGGTCTAAATCTTGTCTTGCTGTCCAAATCACAATCTCATAGCCTGCTTCAATCATAGCATTTACCGCATTAATGCCTTCAATGAAGGGTTTACCTAAGTCGGGAAATTGATCTTTGACTAGCGTTCCGTCAAAATCAACCGCAATCACGGGATATGATTGCGGTGTATATTTTACTTTGTTGTTCATTTATTACCTCTTAATCTTCATCATAAGAATCTTCATCGTCACAATCACTATAATAAAAATCGTCATCATAACAACCTCTATCAAAATCATCATATTTCATTTGTTTTAATTCCCATTCACAATCAATTTCATTTTGCATTGACTCAATTTCCTCTTTTGCTTCCTCTAACTCATTTTGCATTTCATCTAATTGCTCTACCATGTAAAGGATATAATCCGTTACTTCCTCTGGTAGGTTGTATTTGCGGATAATTTGATTGTGCGGTTTCTCAAATTCATTGATATGGTTATTTGCGAAAGTTAAAAAGCTATCATCAAGTCTATCTGCTCTATGAGATCCTAAAGTCAATCCATAAGTACCGCCATATTCTTCTACTTGTTGCAATTCCCATTCCCCATCAATATCGGTTGCAAGAATGAGAATGTATTCATCATTGAATTTTTCTTTCATTTCTTTTGCAAATTTTTCAAAAGTAGATTTCTTTAACATAGTAGATTTCCTCTTTTCTTTTCTTTATATACATAGTATAACATAAAAAGGGCTTATTGTCAAGCCCTTTTGTTAATTTTATTTAATTTCTACTTTACCATTTACCAACTCAAGTACCATAACACCGTTAGGAGTTACAAATTCTACCTTGTCTTGATAGTGGTCTGTTGTTTTAAACCAGCTATTTTTGTACTTGATTACCTTATTACCAAAAGCAACCACTTTTTGACCCATTTCACTAGTTGCACGATAAGTCAAGGTTCCTTTATGGTAGTCCTTGTTGATTACTAAATCAAATTTCTTTCCACCGTCAGCTTGTTCAGCTTTAAAATCATCGGTTACAATTACATATTCCAAATCACCACTAGTAGGGATTTGATCTAAAATATACTGTTTTTCTTTACCTTGGATATGTAAAGAGAATACAAGACTAAAACCTACTACTAGGAATGATAGGAACAAGAATAGTTTAACTAATTCATGTTTTCTCATGAAAACGAAAATCCACAATAAGACTAACACCGCAAGCGATGCCCAAAAGCCTAAGTTATAAGCCATGAAAATTCTTTCCATTTTTGTCAAATTCATTACTGTTTCCATCATTTTGATTTCCTTCTTTCTTTATCTTATGTATTTATTATACC